TCTTTGTAATCGTCACTATCAATAAGGTTCTTGGTCTTACGTCCAAAGTTCACCGCCAACTCCGTTGTGTGCGTTGCCTGAATAATTTTCATCTTAGGATTCTTACCCATCATCCACGCTGGAAACAAGAAGCTGGCAAACTCAGATTTTGTATGTCTCGGGGCCATATTGATTATCAACCTCTTGAGCTCTCCTCTTGCAACACGCTCTAGCTTTTCAGCGATAATTTTGTGGTGACGACCTGCAATAAAGTCCGGCCACATATTTTTTACAAAAATTAAAAAGTCCTGTTGGCACTTCTCGTTTTTCTCGATTTGCGCAAGTCGTAACTTGAGCTTTGCCTCTTTCTCAGTCAGATCCATCCGGGGCCCCTAAAAACGCTTAAATCATGTGCATAATATGCACGGTTTTTGGGCAGTTAACAAGAACTCTGTTTTTTGCCTATTTATTGTGCATTGTTTCACGTGAAACATTGTGCGATTTTTTACGTAAATATTCGTGCGAAACATGGCCCTAGCTAACGTCTGCACAACCGCTGGTCGTGGTTCTCCGGTCGCGCGCACCAGATCAAAAACCGTATTTTTTGCCTCGATTGTCTAAGGATCCTAAGCGAAAAACATGGCCAGCTGGCGGCGGATCTAGGCCAGCGGCTGGCGGATCTGGTGCGCTGGATCTCGACCAGCTGGCGGCGGATCTAGGATCTGGAACCGTGAACCGTGCACCAGCTGGCGGCGGATCTAGGATCTGAACCGGTCGAGCTCGAGCAATGGCCAGCGGCTGGCGGATCTAGGATCTAGGATCTAGGATCTAGGATCTAGGGGCAAAATTTTGACAGCTACGGCCAGCTATACGATTGACCAGCTACGCGGCACGCTGGCGGCGGCGTGATTAACTGGAAATAAGACACAAAAAAAAGCGGCGCAAAGGCCGCTTTAATTGCACCAGCTGGCGCGGATCTAGTCGATCATATCGAATTGATCTTCTAAGCCTATTAATGGTTCATGCTTGCGCGTTTTCTGGCGTACTAGCGACCGTTTTAATAACGTCTTGCGTCCAGTATGGCCATCAGTAAATGACAACTGAAAAGTTTTAACGCCGTTTTCGGGATCTTCTTTCACGCTTATATCCAGCGATCCAAAATGATGCGAATTAACAGCGCTAAAGCCTACGTTAATATTTTGCGTGTTGTGCTGGATCACGCCAAAAGATTTATTACCAGTTTTGGCGCCGCTATTTTTAGCATAAGCACAAGAATTGATATCAAACCAAATAGGATAATTTCTCATAGTTTTTCCTTTCAATAGTTATGTTTAATTTGAGTATAAGAAAAAAAGAGAATAAATCAAACAATATAAGAAAGGCCGCATAAAGCGGCCTTAATTAATGCACCAGCTGGCGGCGGATCTAGTCGCTGGGATAAATACCCTTTTCAATACTTTCCAGCCCCTGTTGAAGCTTTTTATTTTCAGACTTTGCAAATGATACGCCAGCGCGTGCCCAGCTGGCGGCGCTTTCATAGCTGGCTAAGGTTTTTAAAAGATCACGTATTTGATTGTGAATAACGGCCGCTTGATATCTGGCAATAGTCAAGCGCTCGAGAACCAGCGGATCACAGTCAAACGCCAGATCACCAATTTTTACATTTAAATGATGCCAAGCAAATGAAACGTTTTTATCCGCTTCTTTTAATTGCTCTTTAATTTCAAAAGTTATTGTAAATTTGGCCATGTCTAAACTTTCTTTATCTGGATCATAGCGTTTTCGGTTTCTTGTAACGTTTTCAGATCATAGTCAGAAAGCGTATAAGGGCTATGGGATACCGTCCAATCAACACGGCGGCTAATTTCTTCAGATATCCAATCTTCAACTTCGGAAATAGTTTTAAATCTTTTTTTGGTCGGATTAGTATCCAGCCAATCAACTGGGTAAATTACTTCATATTCAATACTCATAATTTTTCCTTTCATAGTTATGTTTAAATTCAGTATAGGAAAAAATAGGCCTATTGCAATAGAATAAAAAAAGGCCGCATAAAGCGGCCTTTAGTGGTTCATATATAAATGGATCTAAGCGGCTACGGTATCCAATAGCTGGCCAGCTTTACGTTCCAGATCCAGCCTATTGTCTTGATGTGGTATATCACGCGCTATAGCTGTTATAGCATTAGATGCATCCCAAATAGTTTTCATAGGCTTTTGTTCTTCTTCACCATGTCTAGTATAAGCGGCTTTTGCCATTCTAGCGGATAGGCCTACGCGCTTTTGAAGAAATTTTAAGGCTTGTTCTTCATCTTCAGCAACTTGCGCTTCCTGTGCGGCTTGTATGCCGTCCAGCACTTTAGTAGTAGATCCATTGCTAAAAGATCTAAGAGCTGGCTGGGCTTCATCGCTAAAACGTTCCGCCGCGAATTTGGTATGCCTAATAGTGATTTCGCTAAAATCTTCAACACCCCATGCGTAACGGTTCTGGCATATGCCGCGCATATACATGGTAGCTATCTTACAAGATTTGGCACCTACTTCACTATTTGAGATATAAAAACCCCTAAACACTAGATCGGGTTCACCATTGGGAAGCTTGCCTATTTCAATAGGGTTCAGATCATCTACTAGAAAAATAAAAACGTCCCTATCAGATCCATAGATAGTTGTGCTCTCATTAGTCACGGGCGCAAAAGGATCATAAACAGCCATGCCGCTTTCAGATCCAGTTATATAACCGGGAATTTTAAACTTAGTAGCGGCGGCTATTTCTTGAACAGCGGCTACTATCTCCCAGTCATATATGCGGCCGTATTCAGATCCAGTGAGAGCTCTTAACTGGCCTTTTGTAGACTTATAAGATTTTACCAGCTCTTTATTTCTGTTTTCTAATAAACCCCATTTAACACAATCCGCCGCTAATGGCGCTGGTAGATCACGCAAATAGCCAGCTGGCGCACCAGCTAAACTACTGATCTGGCCAAAAGACCAATGAGTAGGAACCGCTTGATGCTCTTGTTTATTCTGATCGGTAAATTCCAGCGTTATCTTGCCTTGTCTTATGTCGTTTTCATCTACATCACCGTTTATGTGTAAATTCTTAACGTTAAGAACGTCCGCTTGCATCATCTGATAATCATTAAACTTAAAATCACGCAATGCTTGCAAAGATGTAAAACGTTCATCAGCTGGCCTACGCGCCCAGTTTGAAGCAATTAACCCAGCTTCGCTACTAATACCATGCGTTAACGCATCTGTTTTATATGTAAATTCGTTCATAGTTTTTTCCTTTGTTATGTTAAAAAAAGCGGACTGTTTTACCAGCCCACTTTATTTGTCGCATATATGCCTATACTTTTCAATAGTTAATTTTTCAGAAAGTTATTTTCTTTCACGCCGCTGTTTTGCTTCGATCCATAAAGACATCTTTACAGCTTTATAGTATTCATTTAATCGATCTTTCTCTTGCTGGATCAAAGCTTCATACTCTTTAACAACGTGTTCATTTTTGCCAGCATTGTATGCACGCGCCAATCTTTTCTTAAATTCATTGATCTTTCCATAAGCGGCTATCTCTGCGAACCTAGCGGCGGCAACACCAGTTTCAGTACATTGCCTACAAGACCGGCCTTTATCATAATCGACTAAGGGTTCTGGGCTGTTGCCCTCCGCCCAGCCAGATTTTTCATCTGGTAATATGGGCTCTTTGCAAAATACACAATGATGTTTTACTTCTTTAATATCTGTCATAGTTCTACTCCTTAGTTAGTGACAATATCGTATATTGTACACAATAAAAAAGGCCAGTCAATTACAACTGGCCTTTCATTTATTTACGGCGGCGGCGGTCTATCCTGCTCCTGTATTCATCATATTTTGATCCATACATCAGACGGCCGAACCAATCAATCAAAAATAATATCTATATCACCCCCTTTCAATCCCATAGATCCCAAGCGTCACACGCTTCCAGACGCAAAGGGCTCTTCCTACCCTTTACGCCATGAAGAACCAGCCTACTTTTGGTTTCTATCCATAGTTTTGCTCCGCATGGTCTTGGACGATCTGGCCTGTAAACCATACGCGCATTAGCTGGCAATTCTACTTCCATACAATATTTAGTCTGCGTTTTCTGCCGCCTTGCTTTCTGATCCCAGTAGTCATACTCTACACGAACTACGGGCTCACGCTCTTCACGCTTGGCGTTACGCTGTATGATATTTTTATTTATGTGTATTATTTTCATTGTTTGATCCCCTGTTCTCTAGCCGCGTCTTGCATGATCTGAGTTAGAACTGGCTCCAGCTTTTCATCTAGTCTTTGAAACTGGGCATCACCAATTCCACCTCTACAATAAACGGATACTTTAAAGAATTGATGAAAATGAGAACGTCTATTCATCAGGCCATTATTAAACAGATCATATAATAAGTTGCTGGCAACACGAAAGCGCTCCAAATATTTATTCTTAGATCTGCCCTGTGGTATTTTACCCTCAAAAGGCACCAGCGCGATAAGCTTATCGTAAAGACTGCTGAACCCCTCATTAACCGCCCAAGAGCTCTTGAACAAATTTAATTGATCACCGTACATTATTTTTCTCCTACACTATCAACTTGCACAGAATGGAAATCTCTATGAACAGTTTTTAAATAATATTCCTTTGCTACTTTATCGTCACAAAAAGAAAAACCGCCATAGTCCTCAGTAATCTTTAAGGCTTTGTTCTCAGCATCTTTTTCGGTATCAGCCTCAACTTCAAAGTGAAAGCCCTCTTCATACGCAATTGCTACCCTAAATTTTTTCATTACTCACCTCCCAAGAACGTACCAGAACCATCATAGGATATTTTAGAAATATCTATGCGCTTGAGTATGTTTGACCCATCTATCCCTAAGCTCTGTGAAGACCAAGCGTCCGCCACCATCTCACCCAGCTTATGACCATTTGATGTTTCTAAGTTCATATTAATTTCAGCATCAAGGGCAACAGAAAAAAGTTTCAAAAGTTTTTCCAGATCTTTCTCGTTCAGACACAAACCCTCAAATTCAATATTGTAGAAGTGCTCAGTCATTTTGGTTCCTCCCACAGATAATCTAATTGATACGCGCTGGCGTCCTTGAAGCCACCAGCGTTGAATTGATCTAGTAACTTATCATGGACAATAGCTAATCTGCGCTGGATACGTTCCATTTCGCTTTGGTTATACTTGCCCATAAACTCAACCCCATCTAATTGAAGTTCAGTTCTGCCGCCAAACTCTTGGATCTCTCCAGCTATTTGCTTAAAGGCCGCACGAAGCGTGGCGATCTGCAAATAAGTGACCATTTTAAGTGGGGAAAGTTTTAAGCTATCCCAGTCCGGTTGTATTGGATCTTCATATTTTGTCATAGTTTTACTCCTGTCTAGTTAGTGACAATATCCCATAGATAAACTATTAGACTGGGCAAATCAAGTAAAAAATTTTATCCCATTGAAAAGGTTGTCTACATTTAAACACTGGCTTGACCTTATCCAAACCGTCCATCTTCAGATCTACAGCGTCAGAACCCTTAAACAAATAGATCTCTGCTACATCAGACGGCGTAGGTTGTTTCTTTACCAGCACCCAACACGAACCCTTCCCGTGTCTAGTCAGCCAAGCTACCTGTGACGGACGTAAGTCTACTTTATTAGTGGTAGTATATTTGAGCTCTACAAAATGAAAAGCACCCAGCTGGTCACACATTAACAGATCTGGTATTCCAGATCCCACCCAGTTTTCAATTCTGGTTAGTATCAGTTTGTAATTCGACCGACTCGCTGCTTCCTTTACTTGCTTGTAAAATCCGCTCTCTCGCTTTATTGCGGTTGCTGGTATTTTCCTCAGGTGTGATGTCGATTGTGACTGGGGCATAACTATTTTTGATCTCCTCTAATGCTTTCATTACTTCTTCCTTAGACATACTGTCTATGCTCCCGTGTCGTATCTCTGATTTATTAACGTAGATATCCCCTTGCGCCATGCCTCTGGCTTTCTCCGCCATAACAGCCGCAGAGTAAGCACCATTCTGAAGCGCCAGATCACGAATAGTTTGCAGATCACGGATATGCCTGTGAAATGTAATCCCGTACTTCTCGTCCAGCTCACGCCTATATTCTTTTATGGCATGACATACGTGTGGTGATATTCTTGGGTTAGTTAGCTCATACGCTCTAGTATGTGCAGAGCCAACAGAGTATCCAGCATTGATCGCCGCCTCTCTAAATGTTATCTGCCCGTCCTTACTTACCAGCTCTTTTACAAACAGTTCTTGCTTTCGTGTTAGTGGGCTATGTATGTCCGCTGGTCTTCTACCGCGTGTTTCGTATTGTATTCCTGATTTAGTGGGTCTGCGTCTTGCCATGTGTTATTCCAGTTAAAAAGGTCTAGTTCGTTATTTCTCTATATACTATAGACACAAAATAAAAAAAATAAAAAACCATTTACCCCCCCATTAAGGAACATTTGTTAAATAACGGAATGTTTACATTTTTAAAATTAAAGTGTAAACAAATATGTAATCGTTAAGTCCTTATAATATAAGGGTTTTAAGCAATAATTACATATTTACACCGATTACACCTTTTCAAAATAAAAATTAAAAAAATATTTTCAGCTCTATATAATATAGGCAAATAACTACAACAAGTGCCAAGAGTTCCGAAAACGGCCATCATTATGCTCTTTTTGCTTCTCGAGCATTTGTTCAGCATCTTTGCGATTTGTCACGTTATTCGTGATCCGATGTCCGGCCGCCTCGATATAATACAAGCGTTTATTATCAAAGCCTTTTATTTCTTTGATGACAAAATTATCCAACGGACATTTGGTGCAGCAGCTCTTTTACTTGTGCGGCATCGCTACACTCTTTCAGTTTTTTCTTGTAAAAGGTCGATGTAAACTTTGGCAGCTCCCTATCAAAACGTTGCTGCGCCATGATTTCATCTTTTTTTCTACACTCCAGCTCGTGGAAGAGCTCGTCATTCTCCAGCTTAAACTTTTTTTCTTCTGACGTTTCTTCACGCAACCTACAAATTTGTTGCACCAGCATATTAATGTTGATGCGTATCTTCACTTGCTTTTCTGTGAACTGTCGTATTTCTTTCGTGGTTAGTGGTGTTATCTTCATGATTGTTCCTTTAGCATTTCTAATACTTTAGTGAGCGCATCAACAGCGCCACCATTGTAAGACGCCTCTTCAGGCGAGATTTCTTGACTATGAATATTTACCTTTTTGTGCTCTATTATTTGCTGCTCTATCTTGTTAGTGATCGTTTCTATTTTAATGTTTTTTATGCCCATCTCTATCCTCGTTCATTATCATATCCGCTAAGTTTTCAAAGTCTTGTGCGATATACACTATGTTTGTGTATTGTATATACTTAGCTATTTTTATTATTTTTTTTGTTTCGTCATCATCGGGGAGCAAGCCGCGCTCCCCGTAAGTTATTATATAGCGTAGAACCTCTTCCACTAGAGTCCTAATACTTCCCGTAGAATATTGCTGGGCACGGGGCTATCTGTATCTATTTTACCTATTCGCAATGTAACATACCCGTCATCATCTATTTCGATATATGATACATCGTCTGACACAGTATTCAAAGCATTGGTTAGATCATTCCATGTCATTATCCTCTCCTCATTTCAAGATTATAGTCTTCAAAATGCCACTCAAGTTCCAACCAAGCAGTTTCGTTACAAGAGTCCCAACCCACTCCCAAGTCAAGATCGGCATTCTCCTTTTGGATCTCCTTTGTCCACCTATCTGCCCAAGGCGTTAGGCTTATTTCGTGGTCCATGGGCAGTTCACCTTTAAATGTAATCATTTACCCCTCCTCAACGTGTCTTCGGCCATACTTATGACGGATGCCACATCAGGATGGGTCTTCTCTGCAAACTCGTACAGCTCGGCTAGTTTTTCTTCCAGAGATTTTTTATCGTTTTCTTCTAATTCCGAAATATTTTCTAACGTCCAATCGTGGCCATCATCGGTCTGTTCCCAATCAGGTTCTTCAGCGTCTGGGTTATCGCCCCTTGCTATTATCCACGCTTCTTCTTGGCTATCAGCTTCGATTATAGCGGAATAGCCAACGTCCTTTGTTGCGGTTACTTTGTATTTTGGCATTGATTTGCCCTCCATAGTTATTGCGTTTATCCCATACAAGCATATAGTAAAACAGAAGTCAACACGAAAAAAGCCCCCCAGAAATCTGAGGGGCTTCCAACATAACTACGGGAGAGGGCCTATGACAACCCTTTCATATATAGTTATACGCGAGTATATAAGACTTTACAAGCTTTTTTTTGATTTTTTATTATTAAATCCGTCAGGCGCGATAAATCCTTTTTTTATATCGGCCCGAATACGTTTGATCGTTTCTTCATCGTCCATGATCTTAGAATAATCGGCCTCGGTTAGCTTCTGACGCTGCATCATTCGTTTAAACTTCTCCACAACCCCCTTACTAAAGTGACGGATCTGGTGGTCGGTGGTGGTTTTTTTTAGAAAATTATTAATGTTTGCTAAATATTCTAATTTCATCTCATAAACTCTGGCTTGCGTAATGGTATGCGAACTTCAGGATCCTTGTAATGGCTCTCTACTGCAACACAGTTAGGTTTTTGCACCCATGGATCTTTGTGTTGATTAAGAATTTTTGCATGATACAAACAATTCACTTCTTTTTCAAACACGATACGATGCACTAGATGTTCCTCTGACTCGATATCCGGTAACGTTATTAAAAATAATACATAGTATAGCACTTTAGGCGTCATGGTCCAACCCTCTGTAGTCCACAATATAACTATGTTCAGCTGGTTCGCCGTCGTGCGGCACACGGAACCGTATATTAACTTGTGTGTAATCCCGATACTTTGTTTCGCGTAGCGACCACTTAGGTAAAGGGCACTTTTCTAGCCATAAATCAAACTCTGTGCGAGCGGTGTAGTCTTTCTTTGTCATATTTTCTCCTATTTTATGTTAATATATATAACTTATCCCATATTATAGACCAAATTTTTTTAGTCAAGGCTTGGGATCGAGCTTCTCTTTCAGCTTATTATATATTTGCCATACTATTTTCAGCTGGCCGCTGATTGTTCGGCCGTGATCCGCGCTTGTTCGCTTAATGTCCTCGTAAACTTCTTTAGGAACGAGCACCGATTTCCATTTTTCTGTGTCCATAAGGGGTCCTCATATGTTATCTTACGCGAATATATAAGATTATATGTAAAAATGCAAGAAAAAAAGCCTCGCCAAGCGAGGCTAGGTGGGAGGAAAGAACAAAGCAAGTGTTAAGCAGTAAATTTATTTGGCAGAGCCCCAGTCAGGGCCGACCTCAATGTCACACTTGCTAGGTATCTCTAAGTCTACAGCAGTTTCCATCATCTGCGAAATAGTTTCTGCATCTTTTTTATCTTTGACCGACATAGCTATCTCATCGTGGATCTGTATCAGCGGTATACGGCCTGTTTTATATATATCAACCATAGCTTTTTTGGTCATATCAGCCGCTGATGCCTGAATTAATCTATTCAGGGCTTTGTAGGTATACGCACGTTTCAGGCGTGTGGTATCGCCATATTCTTGCACTGCTTCGCGGTACGGGAGCGCTTTGTTCATCTCGAATGTATCGGGTTCCCACAGATCAAAACGACACTTACGGCCCAGCAACGAGCGTATAGAGCCGCTGCTGCTTTTGTCGTTTAGTCTGTTCTGTACGCCTGTCATTAGCATCTTAACAAAGGGCACCCGTGTGTGATACTGACGGACGAGCTCTTTGGCCTCGTCAAGCGTGATATCCAGTTGGTCAGACATCTTGCCCACACCCATACCGTACATCAGTCCTAAGTTTATTGTTTTTGCTTGCTTACGTGGTATCTGTGCCATTTCTGCAACCATTGTATGAAAGTCCATGTCGGGATTGTTCCGGTAGCCGTGGACAAACTCCTCTACACCGTCAAGCGTGAGCCCCTTACTCTTACCATACACATACGCATAGTGAACCAAGATGCGTGGTTCCTGTTGCGAGAAGTCAATCGCAGCCCACTTTTCGCCCTCTTCGGGGAGGAAAAGAGAGCGAATCATAGGACCAAGCTCGGGATCCCGTGCTGGGATCTGCTGTAGGTTCGGGTTATTCATGGATATACGCCCTGACACGGTGCCGCCGTCATCAGATCGTATTTGATTGATGTGGCTATGTATGCGTCCATCAGAGTGACAATGCTTCATAATTGTGTTGATAAAGGTGCCCGACGTTTTATTTAGGTTACGCGCTTGCACAATCAGCTGTGGTAGCTGGTGACTGTGATCAGTAAGAAATTGTTTCGTGAACGATGGCGCGCCCTTGTCGGTACGTGGGTAATCTATGCTCAGAGACTCAAAGGCCTTCGCTATGGACGCGGCGGCCCATATTTCGATGTCATGCCCCACAAGTTTCTTAATGTGCCCCAGCACCTGTTTTTCGCGCTTCAGGAGCGAATTACGTGTACGCTCGACCTTATCTTGGTCTACACGGACACCGCGCCATGTCATGTCAATCAGGCACGGCAGTAGATCGAGCTCAAGATTAGCAATGGGCCACAGATCTTCTTTACCCAGCTGACCGGATAAATAGTTCCAGAGTTCGAGTGTGAGCTCGGCGTCACCCTCAGCGTAGGGCCCAACATACATAGCTGGCATTTTCCAGAGCTCGGCTTTTGGGTCCAGACCAAAACCGCGTGCAGCTTCTATCAAGTTTTTCTCAGACTTGACCTTACCCAGATGATCATAGGCCAGCGCGTTTAGGCTGTAGCTAAAACGGTTTTCGTCTAGTAGCGCCGCTATGAGCATGGTATCTATGATACGGCCGTTGATCGTGAAGCCCATGCGGCGTATCCAGCCAGCATCGTATTGGGCATTGTGCATAATTTTATCGGCTGGGCTTTCAAAAACTTTCTTTAGCCACTTGTTTACCACACGCTCATCAAGATTGCCGCCATATTTATGACGGATTGGTATATAGCCGGACCAGTCACTCACCGCTATGGCATATCCAACGACCTCACCATCGCCCGTTGCCCAACCAGCGCCCAACGTCTTGATGTTTGGATCGCGTGTCTCAACATCTATTGCTATTTGCTTGGCGTCAAATATGTTTGGCAGCTCACTAGGCGGAAGCCACTCAGACTTTGGCGTGTCAAACGCCAACTGCAACGCCATTATTTTTCTCCTCCAAGAGCACCGTAGCCACAGATATCAAGCCAACTGTCCTCATGGTCTGGTGTTTCTATCAATCGTGACAGCTTGACAGCTATCATACATTGGTAGGCTTGCGATACTGTTACCTCTCTTTCTAGTATAACAGACCACATCTTTGCTATGCGTTTGTGGTTTTCATGCGCGTCACCATATGCTTTAGCGCGTGGGCCATTAATCATCTTCTCGGCTTTTTCTAGTATTTGCTTCCTGTTCATATTATATAACTCCTCAATGCGTCTTCTGGCTCGATTAAATATAAGTTTTTTTTAGTTCGTGTTACACCGACGTAGAATACACGGTGCAGTTCGTCAGGGTCACTCTCTGCTGCTTTTGAGGCGGCAGGAGATATATCGGTAAATAGCACAACGTTTTCGGCCTCGCCACCTTTTGATCCGTGGATCGTGGATAGTTGTATACGAGGCGTGCTGTTGAACTTCTCACCGCGTCGCAACAGCGCTGTAATATACGCACGCTCGCTGTCGGGCATTTTGTCCATGGCTTCGTGCCATATCATATCTTTCGTGGCCAATAGACCATGATGCTGCTGGAGCTCCTCAAGACCTACCGTTTCATCGTCCGCTAGATGCGGTAGCTTTTTAAACCCACGTTTTACACGTTTACCCACAGACATATAGGCATATACAACACGCGCTACAGGGGTAGCTATCGCACGCCCCTTACGCATTTGCTCCCAGCCGTTGACCGCTTCACTTATCTTTTGCGATATGGACCGATGGCCGTGGTACGCAAACAGATGGCCACGACTACGTAAGGTTTCTACCATATCAGACAGAAAGTACCCCGCTTGCGCCAGCACCAGCCATGTGCCCTCAGAAAAGTCTAGGTCATTTATGTCATACACACGCTTGAAGGTGCCCTCATCAGGACGCGGTAGATATGTTTTAGGTACGCGCTTATGTATACGCTTGGATATACGCGAGGCTATCGGGTGTATGTTTTGTGGCACGCGGTACGATTGTTCAAGCACCTCGTACCCACCATCAAGACCGATAAAGTGTTCTACATCTGCGCCAGCCCACTTATATATGGCTTGATCGTCGTCGCCAGCACAATAGATCTTTTCAGAATATTTCTCTATCACATGAGCTACGTCCCACTGTAGCGGCGATAGATCCTGTGCCTCATCAATAAAGCTGACGCTAAGGTTAGGACAGAAACGTGAGCTCTCGTTTACAAACAGCTCCAGCATATCTGTAAAATCATACAGCCGCAGACGGTTCTTGTAGCTTTGTAAGGACCGCGATACATAGGAGAGTGTTATCCAATCCACCGTGCTGTCTGATTTATTGTATTGTTCTTTTAACGATACCTTACGTAGCCGTGCCAAGTTTATAATGTTTAGATAAGGGTCACTGTTGTTTGTCTTGTCGAGTATGTTTTCATCTTCATTGACCTTATCTACAGTAATACTAATGCCTATAGCATTAGATAGCTCACGATAATGTTCCGGTTGCATGATTTGTTCGGCACGAATACCCGACAGCCGTAGCGCAAAGCTGTGTAGGGTACGAAACCACGGCAGCTGGCTTTCGTTAAAACCAAAGCGCTGGCACGCACGGTCTACTGCTTCATAAGCCGCTTGGCGTGTAAAGGCAAAGTATCCTATCTTAGAGGGTGGTATACCTTGCGCTAACGCTTCATCGACTTTATTCAGTAGTGCTGTTGTCTTCCCTGTACCCGGTGGCCCGTATATTCTGAATATCTTT